CACAATCAATAATACAAAACTCAGACAAACTAACAACACACTGGAAACATGGAAACACCGATATCGCACCTTCAAATGGCGCTACAATGCGTTACACAGCAGGCTACATCATGCAAACTAAATGGCAACCAACCCAAGACGACGACGATCGTCATCCACAATTTCAAAGACAATCTAAAAACCTCGGTATCTCTTACCTCACGCCCCAAATGGTTAACTATCACATTACAAACAAACTACCTATTATAACCAAATCAGGCAAAGACATACTAAAAATGCCCCGCTACTACAAAGAGAAAATATTCTCTAAATACGAACGCAAGCAAATGGCCGAAGAGTACCAAGAAATAAACAAACTATCACTACTAGAATACTCTCAATACGACTATACAAAAGAAGTACAAATCAAACTAAACCAAATTCGACAACATGAAAAACAAAATCGAGAAAACAAAAAATCAACTTTTTAACAAAAAACAATTTGATCCAAACTACCAACCCTCAAAGGGCAACACAAATCGACTACCCTCGATGTGCATACCTGATATGAGCCTAGGCATCAAACAATTACTACAAAATCATACACGAGGAATCCACTCCGACATACACGTAAATCAACCCCAATTCTTCGACACCGAAATACCAAACTTTCACGACATAACAGATCGTGAACATTATCGAGAACAATTAAACATAGCTAAAACCAATTTAGAACAACAAATCGCAACGGAACACAAACAAAAGCTACTAGACATAGAAAACCAAAAAAAAGCTTCTCTAATCGCCGCCGAACCACTAAATTTACAAACTACTCCAACACAACCCACGGATCCATCACAGAATCCCAAATAATACTAAAAACAGACAAGCAGAAAAATAAATAGAGACGCACGTAGTGAATCTCTATTTTTTTTTGCTTATAATTACACGCACACGTGTACACACGCATATAATCCTACTTGATATATATATGCTAGTTGACACTCAACTAAAAATCAAACACTTAATATAAAACAACTACTTCAATAAAACGATTCACTTCAAGTGCAAAAACAAGTAGCAAATAAATATTAAAAAAAAAAAAATTTTCCCTAACGGGAAAAAAACCAAAAAAAACACTTACATTCGTAAAATAATCATAAAAACAAATTATAATGTCTACAACACCACAAACAAAAAAACAAATCAAGCAAACAGAAAAAAATCAATCTGCCGCAATCATGCTGGCAATTGAAATCGCTTCAAACTTCAAACTATTCTCATACCGAATTGTCGATCACAAACAATTCACACTACGAACTCTTGAACTCCTTCAAGCATTCGACCACTCATATAAACCTATCCCCGAAGATAATACACAAATAAATCTACAACAATAATGGCAAACGGAGAAGGATTTAAAAAATGGGGAGGCGCCCTAATAGGAGCCGCGGGATCAATAGGATCCTCCGTAATCTCAAACTCAGGTGGCAAACGTTCACAAGAACGTGCCAACGAACACAACGTAAACTTTTGGAACATGCAAAACGAATACAATTCGCCCACATCCCAAATGCAACGACTACGCGAAGCCGGACTTAACCCAAATATGCTATATGGCGGCCCTACCGGGACCGCCGCCGGCAATGCCGAAAAAATAGCACCGGCCAAAGCCGCACCCTTCCAATTCAACAACCCTTCGCAATCCTTTAATAGCGTTGCACAAACTGAAAACACTAGAGCTCAAACAGACAATCTAAAAGTACAAAATACTGTCTTAGTACAAGAAGCTCTCCTCAAAGCCGCTCAAACCGGCGAAGTCGGAATAAAAACCGCTACCGGCAAATTCGACTTAACCCTGGCACGTGAACTACGAGAAAACTCAGTCGATGCCTCAAAACTAGTCGTCGACCAACTACGACAATCCATGATCGGCACCACTCTCGACAACACTTTCAAAGACAAAACTCTATCAAACAGAATCCAAAATATCGCATTCTCTGTTGATCAAGCAAAAGCCACACTTTCAGGCACCCGCTTAACAAATGCCCTCAATAAAGCAAAATTAGAACTACGACAAATGGGCATAGAAACTACCGATGACAAACTAACTCGTATCCTAACAACTAACAAAGGATCTCTACTAGAATACTTTAATAAATATAAAAACAAACGCAAAAACTAATGTCAATCTTTAACCAAATTTCCGTAAACAAACCTAATTCAAACACATTCGATCTATCACACGATCGAAAATTCTCCATGAACATGGGAGAACTAACTCCAATCCTAGACATGGACATCGTCCCCGGCGATAAAATTACCATGTCATCCTCACAAATGCTACGCTTAGCCCCAATGATCGCTCCCGTAATGCACAAAATGAATGTATTCATGCATTTCTTCTTTGTACCAAACCGCATACTATGGGACAATTGGGAAGACTTCATCACCGGAGGTGAAATGGGAAATGATACCTCAGTATTCCCATACATAACTCTGGACTCATCCACTACACAACCCGGATCACTACCCGATTACCTTGGCGTACCCACAATACCATCAACCGCCCAAAGCAAACCCGAATTCTCAGCACTACCATTCGCCGCCTACCAAACAATATGGAACGAATACTATCGTGACGAAAACCTAATATCCCCACAAAACGCAACCCTTGTAGATGGAGTACAATCCTCCAACACTACAACTAAATTACTACAATTCCAAAAACGTGCATGGGAACATGACTATTTCACATCTGCACTACCTTGGACACAAAAAGGAGCCGAAGCGACTATACCCTTAATAGGCGATGCAACCGTAATCTCTAACGGAAACGCACTACCCCTATTCTACGACGCCGCCGGCACAACCTTACAAACAAATAAAGATCTTAGAACCAATTCTGTTGGTGGATTCTCCACCCAATCAGGAAATGTCGCATTACTCGACATGAATAACGCTTATAAAGCAGATCTTTCAACCGCATCCTCTGCCTCAATAAACGATCTAAGACAAGCCTTTCGCTTACAAGAATGGCTAGAAAAAAACGCAAGAGGTGGAACCCGCTACATAGAATCAATTAAATCACACTTTGGCGTAAACTCATCAGATGCCAGACTACAAAGACCTGAATACCTTGGGGGAGGACAGTCCCCTGTTTCAATCTCTGAAGTGTTGCAGACCTCTGAAACACAATCAACCGGAACCCCTCAAGGTAATATGGCCGGACACGGAATAAATGTTGGATCATCTAACAACTTCTCATATTACGCACAAGAACATGGCTACATAATAGGAATTATGTCCATACTACCCAAAACCGCTTACTTCCAAGGCACACCTAAACACTTCCGAAAATTCGATAAATTCGACTATTTTTGGCCCTCATTCGCACACCTAGGAGAACAAGCAATACAAAACTCTGAAATCTTCACATCAGACACTCAAGTAATAGACGAAGACACATTCGGCTATACACCCCGCTACGCAGAATATAAATTCATGCTATCCTCAGTACACGGAGAATTTAAAACATCACTAGACTACTGGCACATGGCCCGAAAATTCGCTACACTACCGAACCTTAACGCTGACTTTATCAGCGCAGACCCAACAGACGATGAAATGACAAGAATCTTTGCAGTAACAGACCCAAATGCAGAAAAAATCTACGCTCACGTATATCATAACATAAAAGCCAAAAGACTAATGCCATACTTCGGAACCCCTCGAGGTGTATAAACCTAAAACCCATGAAACGCAGAAAACAACGAACCGGACGAATCAAAAATCGTAAAACAAAAATCAGAAAACTAAACTCTTTCCGAATGGCAAGAGGAGGAATCAGACTCTAATATGTGTATAACACCCTTAACATTAACACGTAACTACAAATCCATGGACGGCGCTACAACAAACGTCGTCCCTTGTGGTAAATGCCACAAATGCTTAAGAGACCGGCAAAACGCTTGGGTTTTCCGCCTACAACAAGAAATGAAAATCAGCAGCTCCGCTGCATTCATTACACTAACATACGCAGAACCACCTCAATCATTCAACGGACACCAAACACTAGAACCCGACCACCTCAAAAACTTTTGGAAACGCTTACGAAAAGCAACAAACCGAAAAATCAAATACTTTGCAGTCGGCGAATACGGAACAAAATTCCTTCGCCCACATTATCACGCAATAGTATATAACCTACCACAATCAATAATACAAAACTCAGACAAACTAACAACACACTGGAAAACAAAAAACAAATCTTCTCTCTTTACTTAAACAAATTGAGGGCCTAACAAATATCAAATCAATCACTATTAAGGTTGA